TCGGCGGCTGGCAGGCGGTGGAAGCGCTGCGCCGTGGCGGTACGTCCGCCCTAGCCGGCATCAAAGGCATACTGCCCGCATCCGAGCGCCGCGCCCCGTCGGGATTTGCAGGCAGCCTGAAAGCCGCAGCGCCCGGCGGCGACCATATCGTTATCAACATCAACGGCAGCGGCATGGACGCGCAGGCCGTCGCCCGCGAAGTCGCCCGCCAACTCGACACCCGCAGCCGCGAGCGCCAAAGCCGCGCGCGCAGCAGTTATTACGACCAAGATTGAGAGACAGCACATGGCATTAGCTATTTTGGGCATGTTTGTTTTTTCCACCCGCACCGTGCCGTTTTCCGGACTCGGCCGCAGCCAAAGCTGGAACCATCCCAGCCAGCAGGTAGTAGGCGATATGCCGCCGTCCCAATACACCGGCAAATCACCTGAAGAAATCAGCATCAGCGCCGAGCTGCGCCCCGAAGTAACCGGCGGCATCGGCAGCATCGGCGAGCTGCGCAAAATGGCCGACAGCGGCAAACCCTACCAGCTGATACTGGGCAACGGCCAACTGATGGGCAGCTACGTCATCACCGAGCTGCGCGAAGAGCGCAGCGAGCTGATGTACGACAGCACGCCCCGCGCCATCGCCTTTTCCATGAGCCTGAAAAAAATCTCCGATCATGCTTTCGGCCTGGAAGGGCAGGCACTCGCCCAAGCTGCCGGCATGATTCGTGCCCTGACAGGATTCTGATATGGATTTTTCTAAAGCTGCCCAAGCCGCCCGCAAACTCTTTGACAAACTCACCGACAGCGGCGGCCGCCATCTGACGCCCGCCGCCGAGCTGACCATCAACGGCCACTTTTTCGGCACCCAGACCATCGCCCGCATTACTCGCATCCAGCTGACCGACAAACGCGGATTTGAAGCCGACGAGCTGTCCGTCGATTTGGACGACCACGACGGCAGCATTGCCATTCCCACCCCGGGCGATCTGCTCACGCTCGCGCTCGGCTACGCGGAAACCGGCATCGTCGATAAGGGCGAATATCTGTTTTCGGATTTTTCCTGCTCCGGCGCACCGGATACCATGAACATCACCGCCCGCAGCGCCAACCTTGCCGAAACGCTCGCCCAGCAGAAAGAGCGCAGCTGGCACGGCAAAACACTCGCCGCCATTGTCGAAGCCATTGCCGGCGAACACGGCTACACCCCGAAAATCGCCGAACAGTACAAACAGGAAACCATTAAACACATCGACCAGACCAACGAATCGGATGCTGCCTTTTTAAGCCGGCTGGCCGAGCAATACGGCGCCATTGCCACCGTTAAGCAAAACCATCTGCTGTTTATTCCCGAGGGCGGCATGCAAACCGCATCAGGCAAACCGGTACCGGCTTTGGAAATCGTGCGGCAGGCCGGTGATTCCCACCGCTTCAGCTATTCGGCCACCCAAAGCTACGAAGCCGTGCGCGCCTACTACACCGACAAAAAAACCGGCCAGAAAAAAGAAGTCATCATCAACGAAGAAAACCTGCAGCCGGAAAAGAAAAAAGTAACGACGACCAAAGTGCACAAATACAAGCGGCCGCGCCGCGACAAAAAGACCGGGAAAATCAAAACCCAAAGCAGCAAAACCACCACCAAGACCGTCAGCGTGGTGCGCAAAGTCGATACGCAGGGCAAAAAAATCAAAACCCTGCGCCACCTGTATGCCACCGAGCACAGCGCGGCCAGCGGCGCGCGTGCCGCCTTCAAACGCTTAAAGCGCGGCTCGGCAAAATTTGAAATCACGCTGGCCGTCGGCCGCCCCGACATTACGCCGGAAACCCCGGTCAAAGTGTCCGGTTTCAAGCCTGAAATTGATGCCCAGGCATGGCTGATTACCGAAGTGGCCCACAGTCTCGACAACAGCGGCTACACCTGCCGCGTACAGCTCGAAGCGCAGCCTGATTTTGACGGGAACGAAGAAGATAAGGACGGCAACGATGACAACAGCAGCAACGAGCTGCCCGAACCCAAAACAGGTACAGGCCGCAAGCGGCAACAGCGCCACCAACGGCAATCAGCCAAACGACGCAAAAAAGCAGCCTGAAACCGGATAAAGGTTTCAGGCTGCCTTTTGCAGTGTATGCTTAGCAGGGTGAGTCTTTAATCTGCTCATCAATCAGTTTCTTAAATTCATACAACTTGTCGTCTGCTTGAATCAGCCGCATCAATTCGTTATTGGTGAGCAGCAGGATTTTGCCGTCTTCGCGCGAATCGCGCAGCATCTGCAGGCGCACGGTGGAAGCAACATTATGGGCAACGGCAAGAATACCCAGTTGCGCCAAATGATTGCTTGAATTGAGCTTGTCGCGGAAAGCAACCAGGTCGTTTTTGTTTACCGGCTCAGACGGGCGATTTTTGGCCTCCACAAAAACATATTTGCCGAATTTGGAAATAAAGGCGTCGTTCAAATCATTGCGCAGTACCAAGTCCACTTCGGAAGTAACATCCTTTACCCGTTTTTGGATAAAGCCAAATCCGATTTGACTAAACAGGCTGACCAAAAACTCCTCAAACAAAGCTCCTTTTTCCTGCGAATTGACGGTATTTTTTGCCCGTTCGTAAGCAGCCATCAGTACCTTGCTGTTTTCTGACTGCCCGTCGCTCTGCCGGGTAAAAAAGCGGCGGAGGGAATGGGCAATTTCCCGGGCAAAAACATCAAATGATTTTTCTGCTTTCGGCTGGACTGCCAACACATTGCCGGTTGCCATCGCCTCATTAAGCTGGGTGTTAAATTCGGCCAGATAGGCGGAAACAAACACTACTCGTGCCATGCTGTTCTGTTCTATGATTTTATCGAACAGTTTCATGCCGTCAAACGGCATACCGTCCATGCGGATATCCAGCACCGCCACTGAAAAAGCCCGGTCGTTTACGGCATTTTCAATTTCAGCCTCTTCCCACAGTGGCTCAAAAGAAAAACCCGCGCCCATTTCTTTTTCAAGAAGTTTAGCCAGGCTTTCGGCCTGTTCGCGTTCGTCGTCGATAATCAGGATGTGCTTGCTCATTATCCGGGCTCCTTGTCCAAGTTTCTTATCGGCAGGCTGGCCAAAAAGCATTTTGTATAGCCTTCGGTATCAGAAGGTGCGTAGTCTAAACTGCCGCCGTTGAGCTGGCAAACATAGCGGGCGTGAAACAGGCCGATACCCGAACCGCCTGTGGTGGACACGCCGAACTCGAAAATCTTTTCCCGCATCTTGTCTTCAATCTCTGCACCGTTGTCGTATAGCGAAAAATGCAGGATGCCGTCGGTTTGCCCTTCGTCCGTCCAATCCAGACGGACTTTCAACAAAACGGCCGCATCAGGGTATCCCCGCAGGTGCGAGACCGCATTGATCATCAGATTGTGCAGCATTTGCAGCAGGGAATGATAGTCCATGCTGACGGAAAGTTCTTGGTCGGACGGCAGATCTTTGACAAAGCGCACCTCATTTTGCTTCAAAAGATCGCGGGTCAGCGATTCCAGCATGCCGACGACCGTATGCACTTTGAAAATATTCTGCGCCGCATCGGAGGGCATCATTTTCGAAAAGTTGGCAATCGTCTGGCGGATAATTTCTATTTGCTGGCGCAGGCTGGCCACGTGCCGTTCGGTCAGCTCGTCCGCCGTGTTAGCGGTCAATACCGCATCCATGCTTTGAACACAGTTTTTAATATCGTGTCCCATAAAATTGGCAAGCGCAGCAATATAGATGCCGCGCGAAGCTTCCGATGCCTCCAATATTTCGCCGAATCTTTGGATTTCATCCTGCTGCCGTCGTCTTTCGTCGTGCAGATGGCCGATTTGCTTTTGGATTTGCGGCCGAAATTTCCTATTGCGTTTGCGCATGCATTCTCCTAAAAAAAACAGCCTGAAACTTTCAGGCTGCCTGAACACATTTCAGCCTAGCAGGCGTTTTAGCCGCGCCAGTGTGTCTAATTCGTTTTGGTGGATAACTGCGTCTGCCACCATTACCTGCGCCGCCTGAAGCAGCAAGGCTTCTTTCAATTCGGGAAACATCATCGCTGCCCTGCCGGCAGAATAATCGAAATCGGACAAGTCCGGCACCGGCCATTGTGCAATAACATTTAAGGCAGACTGCAGGTAATGACTGCCTAATTGGGATTGTTCCAGCAGCCAGCGGGCAATGCTTTCCCGTTCGGCGATATCTGATTCCCCGTCGCAGTGCGACATATAAACCAAAACATCAACGATACAGCGGTACTCTTCCACAAAGCGCTGCAGGTCGCGCGCGCCGTGCACCTGATGGCGTGCCAGCAACCATTGGTATAAATCGGGCAATACTTCGCCGGTGGCGGCATCTGCCGCTTCGGATACCGAAGAAAATTTAAAAGTTTTCGGTCGTCTGCTTTGTAAGCAAAACGCAGAAAAATTACTGCCGTCGGCATCAAACTGTTTAATTTCTACCTGACGGCTGCTGCATTCCCCCTTGCTGTTGGTGTACTCGATAATCACGCTGGCGGCAGCAGGCAGTTTTTCTTTTGCCATTACCTTATTCCCCATATTTTCTGCATTTCCCGCAATAGATCCCGTTCATCTTGGCTGACATACAGCGGTTTTAAATTGCTGCTTTCGGGTGTTCCGTAAACCAGTATGGAACCGCCGGTAGCCAACAGGTCGGATAAAAACTGTTCGGATTCCGATTGCCCGACCGACACTGCCGTTTCCAATACGGCACATGCTTGCGGCAGCGAAACAAATGCCAAATGCGAATCTCGAAACGACGCGACAAAAGCCCTTCTCTTTTTTGCCAACGCCCCCAGACTGTCTGCGTTCTGCTCCGCATCAGCCAATCGTTTGCGCTGCCACTCGATTTTTTCTTCATCTTCCAAATTGGCAACGGCTTCTTTGATTTCCTTTTCCAGTTTCCGGCACAAGGCCATCGCTTGGCGGTTTTCCGTTTCCACTCGTTCGGCTTTTTGCTGGTCGGCAAGCGTTTCATAGCCGCAAGCCCTAAGCACCCACTTTGCCACTTCATTACGGCGTTTGTTGATTGCGGCAGTATCCGGCATTTTGAAATCGGCCAAATACAACATCAACGATACTGCCTGATAATGGCTGCGGATAAACTGTATCGCCTTATCAGGAATTTGTGATTGGCGGTTTTTCGTCATAATCGGCACCATAAAGAAAAAAGCAGCCTGAAACTTTCAGGCTGCCT